TTAGCGATCAGAACAAAGCGGCAGAATCTCTTAAATCAAAAGATTTAGATAAAGTTGAGGCTGCAAAGAAAGCCGCTAAGACTCGTAAACTTCGTCAACAAGAACGTGAAGAATATTCTTATATGCTTGGAAATAAACGTGGTAACAAAACAGGCGTAGTAAAGGGAGCAACCGCTACTGCAATACTTGGTGGTGCAATTTATTCTGCGGATAAAGAAAAGAAAAAGAGACAGGGTAAATAATTGTTATCAACTAAAGAGGTAGTCGCTAAGATAGATCGGTTGAAGAACCGCTATGCATCTAGAGACCAGCGTATGCGCGATGTTCTTTCTGTGCGCCAAGGTGATATATCAAAAGTATATCCATCTATGTTCTCAGAGGATTACCCAAAGCCTTTAGTTGCAAACTTCGTAGATGTAGCAGCAAGAGATCTAGCAGAGGTAATGGCACCACTGCCATCCTTTAACTGTGCAGCAACCAATATGGTATCTGATGCCCAACGCCGTGCTGCTGATACTAGAACTCGTATCGCAAATTATTATGTTTCCTCATCTGATCTACAGATCCAGATGTATCAAGGTGCTGATTACTTTAACACCTACGGTCTACTACCTGCAATGGTGGAGATGGATTACGAGACAAACAATCCTCGTATCCGTTTACTAAATCCATTTGGTGTATATCCTGAGGTAGATAGATTTGGTCGTTGCCTATCTATATCACAGATCATTGCATCCGATGCTGAGACTATCGCATCCCAGTATCCTGAGTATTACGATCAGATAATTGGTAAGAGTGTTTATGCTTACGCATCCCCTTATCTATCTATCGTTAGATACCACGACAAAGACCAAGACTTAATCTTTATACCAGAGCGTAATAACCTAATTCTATCTAATACACCTAACCCAGTAGGTAAGTGTTTAGCAAGAGTTGCACTTCGCTCATCCTTAGATGGTGAAGCTCGTGGACAATTTGATGATGTTCTATCTGTTCAATTAGCCCGTGCTCGCTTTGCAGTATTACAGATTCAAGCAGCAGAGAAATCTATTCAAGCACCTATCGCTATTCCACAAGATGTACAGGAGTTAGCACTAGGACCAGATGCGATTATGAGATCTGCTAATCCACAAGGTATTCGTAGAGTTCCACTAGAACTACCAGCAGGAGTCTTTACAGAGTCAGGTGTACTAGAGCGTGAGTTAAGATTAGGTTCTCGTTATCCTGAATCTCGTTCAGGTAATATTGATGCCTCTGTTGTTACAGGTCGTGGAGTTCAAGCATTACAAGCAGGCTTTGATACACAGGTTAAGGCAGCACAAGCGCAGTTTGCTAGATTGTTCCAAGAGTTAGTTGCACTTTGCTTTGAAGTAGATGAAGTTGTCTTTGGTAGTATGACTAAGACTATTAAGGGAACCGATGACGGTACACCTTATACAATGAAGTACACACCATCTCGTGATATTAAAGGCGAGTATGGCGTAGATGTACGTTACGGCATTATGTCTGGTATGGATCCTAACCGAGCCATCATTGCATTACTACAAATGCGTAGCGATAAGTTAGTATCCCGTGATTATGTTCGCCGAGAAATCCCAATGGAGTTAAATGTTACGCAAGAAGAACAAAGGGTTGACATTGAAGAAATGCGCGATTCTCTTCGCGTTGCTGTTGCTCAGTATGCACAAGCTATTCCCGCACTTGCTGCCCAAGGTCAAGACCCGTCTCAGATCATTACAAGAATTGCTGAAGTAATCCAAGGTAGACAAAAAGGTTTACAACTAGAGACTATTATTGAGAAGGCTTTTGCACCAGAACCACAACCAACACCACCAGCAATGCCAGAGCAACCTAATATTCCAGCAGTAGGAGCGGCCCCCGTTCCTGCCTCGCAGCCAACTCCAGAACAACAAAGCGGAGAGGCCCCTGCTGCTGGACAACCTCAACCAGATATCGCACAACTACTCGCCTCTATAAGTGGCGCAGCTTAATATAAGGAGGTGAAAATGAAAAAGGGAACATTTCAAAAGTCTGTAGAGGTCAAACCTGTACAAGGTAAGATGGATACATCTAAACCAGTCGGCGGAGAAGTTAAATTCGGTTACACACCGGCAGGTCGTAAAGGAACAAAGGCTTAATTATTTTATTGACAGGAGCACTGGGTGAAAGATAATAACATCAATCGCCCAGTGCGATTGTCAGATTACTTAGTAATAATATCAGGATTCTTTTTAAATTTAACATCAGTGATAGAAGCACTTGCAGATGATCTGCACCAATTAGCTATCTATCATTCAACTCAGAAGAGCCAAGAAGAAAAAGTTTGGCAAGAATTTTCACAAGATTTAGAAACTTTAAAGGAGGAGTAATGGCAAAAGCCCCAATGAACCCTCTGGCAGGTCCATCAGGTCCAGGAGATAAAGCAACTAGAACAGACCAATTAACTTTAGGCTCTGCATTTTATGCAGATGATTTAGCTGAATTAAATACAGCAGCACCTAAGTCAAAGACTCGTGGTGTGGCAGATAACGTAGGCGGAAGACCTAAAACTGCACAACCTGCAGTTTCATTATTTGCAGAGGAAGATCCAAACGCTGTAATTACAGCAGGTATTGATAGAGGTGACGGACCTGGTTCATCAGCGTTAATGATGCAATCACAATTTGGTGATAGAAGATTATCGGATATTTTGGCCGAAATGATTCCTTACGATACAACTGGTGAGGTTACGTATCTATACCAGAACGCTTTATCTAGAGGTCAATAGTGTCTGAATCTTTAAGAGCAGCATCATACGCGGCTGGGTTGTCAGAAAAAGATAGAAGAAAAATAGAGAACTTAACTAAGTCATTGACTGTGCATAAAAATTTACTTGATATGCCACAAGATGTAGCCAGTGCTGTATATAAAAGTTTACCAGAATCTCAACAACAAGATTTAATAGATACATATGGAACAGAAACAGATGAAGAAAAACCAAAGCAGGGTTGGCTTGGTACCGCTAATCATTATACCCTCTACCAAGGTTATAAAGCCTTAAATTTTTTAGCTGATAGAACTAGTCAACTTTACCGAGCAGGTATTATACCTATCATTGAAAGAAAAGAACTTGGTTTTGCTTGGAATGAAGCTGGCAAAGATGGCGAAAAAGTATATAACAGTGGTCGCCTTAATAAGGCTAAACAAAAATACACTGAAACACAAATTAGTATTGCACAAAAAATTAGTGAAGGCGTAGATATTGAAGACCTAATTCAAGGTGCTACTGAGGAAGAAAAGTATTATCTTCGTATAGCAGATCCTACAAACAAAGAGTCAACTAGAGAAGAAAGAGAAGAATTTGAAGAGGCATTAAATGCTGTTAATGCTGCTAAGTTCTCACCTGGTCGTCAACTAGCTAACATACTTGATATGGTAACACCTGGTGATTTAACTTCAATTAGTTTCTTTGGTCAAAAAGGTTTTTTCTATAAAGCAGTATCAGGTGTCGCTGATGCTATATTTCGTATTCGTACTGATCCGTTTATTATAGCAAGTAAGTATAAAAGAAAATACGATCTTGTCAGATATTCATTAGATGTGGTCGCTGGTAAATCTGGTGGTGTAACTAAATTTGGTCAGTACTTTGATAGACCAGATACAATTGCATTATGGGATAAAGCTGGTGTATCTCTTAAAAAATTAATAGATGCTAAAGGTGTAAACCCTAAAGCGGCAGTAGAGGCAAGAAAAGAACTTTCTATTCTTATGCCAGAGTTTGGTCGTTCAGTAGTAGATGAATTTATTAAAGGTCCAGCCCCTATTACAAATGCAACTACCGCTAAGGCTTGGTTTGAAAATACTGGGGATGTTATAAAAGTTATTACGGATGCATCAATAGCTCGTAAAAGAGTTATCCTGCCTCGTATGACCCCTGCTCGTCAATTAAAAGTAAAGGCTCTTACCGCTACAAACAAAGTATTTGATTTTAATAAAGTATCACCTAGTTTAGTAAATGCAGTATTTGGTTCACCAGATGATGCTAACGGTTTATACAGTGAACTTATAATGTCAGAACCAGGTAGATTTAAAAAAGTCCTTGAAGGTGCTAGATTGAAAGGCACTGCTCGTTTTTCTAGCCTACAAATAGCAACTACTTTAGATAATATTAAAAGAGCATTTACACCAATTCCAATCTTTAAAAATAAAACATTTGATGTTACTGCTAAAGATGCTCCTGAGCAGATCTACCGTCTTGCAGCAGTAATGTTTCCAACATACCACGCCAACTTATATAAAGAATTATTTATTGGCGCAGAAGATATTAAAACAAAAAAGAATATTTTTGAAGGTTTATTAAAACAAATTGGTGATATTAGGGGAACTAATTTAACTGAAGAAGCTAACACATATGCTAGAGAAATAGTCGGAAAGGGCAATGTTCGTCACGGATTAGGTGATGGTCCTTTAGCTAGAAAAGCATTATTGCCTAGTGAAATGAATACAACGGTTTCAGCTCCAGGGCTTGAGGATCTAGATATTCTAGCAGGTAAAAGCACTTTTGCTAAATTTATACTAGGTCAATCTAATAAAAAATGGATAGAAGGCATTACCGGTGCTTGGTCTTTCTGGACTCTTGCTGGTCCTCGTTATGCAATCAGAAATGCCGGAGAAGATTTAATGGTTGCTCTTGCTAAGGGTAGTAGTCCTTGGGGTTTAACTAAAGAAAGATATGCAGCGACACAACTACTTAAGACAATGCAATTGGTTCCAGGATTAACTAAAACCGAAAAAATAGCTGCTAATCCACTGGGTGTTATGATGCGGTTTCTCAATAAGAAAGAAGCGGCAGGATACACTGCAAGAATTAAAGCACTTGAAACAGATATTCCTAAATAC